GTGAACGACGGATCCTTCGGATCGCAGCACGTGACGCACCTGCAGGGCGACCGACGCAAGTGGTCGAACTTGAACGAGGTGCGGCGCGTCAATCCCTTGATGTACGCATTCCCGGAATCACGTCAGGTGCTTCGCGGCGAGCTGGCCAAGGCGCTCAGGGACTCGCGCCTGATGGCTCGCTTCCTGTCCTATCGGCTGAACCTGCCGACGGTCAGCGACACCGCGATGCTGCTGCGAGTTGAGGACTGGGAGCGCATGACCGCACGGCCAGTGCCGCCTCGCGAGGGACGTCCGATCGTCGGCCTCGACATGGGGAAGGACCGCTCCTGGAGCGCAGGTGCTGCCGTCTGGCTGAATGGCCGAGTCGAGGCGACCGCCGTCGCTCCGGGCCTGCCGAGCATCGAGGATCAGGAGAAGCGGGACAAGGTGGCGCGAGGCACCTACGCCAGGCTGGTCGAGCGCGGCGTTCTGGCAGTCGCCGAAGGCCGGCGAGTGGTGCCCGCGGACATGATCGTCGGGCGGATCCGGGAGTGGCAGCCGCAGGCCATCTTCTCGGATCGCTTCCGAGCGACCGACGTGCTGGACGCGCAGCCAAGCTGCCCCGTGGTGGCGCGAGCGCAGCGATACAGCGAGGCCGCTGCGGACATCAGGGGCCTGCGCGAACTGGCGCTGGATGGCCCGCTGGCGGTCGACAAGATCTCTCGTCCGCTACTGCAGCACTCATTGAGCCAGGCGCGAGTCGAGCCGGACACGAGCGGCAACGAGCGACTCGTCAAGAGGACGGATCGCCAAGAGGCGCGTGACGACGTAGCCGCGGCATTGGTGCTGGCAGGCGGCGCTGCAGCACGTGCGCGGAGACAGGCCCCGACAGGCAGCGTGGTGGTCGTCCGATGAAGCACGCGCTGCACCGCAGGCTGATGTGGTCGAGCCGCTGGAAGCGATTCCGCGAGGAGATCCTCGAGCGCGATGGTCGTCGCTGCCAGAAGTGCGGCGGCGCTCGGCGGCTCGAAGTACACCACAAGATTCCCCGGGCCGAGCGTCCGGATCTGATTTTCGAGGCGGACAACTGCCTCGTCGTTTGTCGGTTCTGCCACCAGGCGGCTCACCGGCGTCCCCTGCCGAGCGACGTAGTCGCTTGGCGCGATTACATGCAGGAGAACACAGCATGAGCAAACGCTTGAAACTGGAGATCCGCCAGCGCGAGATTCGCGCCAAACTGGCAGAGATCTCCGCGAAGGAGAAGGCGACCGACGAGGATCGCGCATCGATGCGCGAGCTAACGAGCGAGTCGATTCGCAATGACGAGGAGTTGAACGCGCTTGCGGTCAGCGAGGACGTCACCGAGGTCCGCGAGACCGCAGAGGAGCGCGAGGTGCGCGAGCTGCGCTCCAGCGTGAGGCTCGGGAACTACATCCAGGCGGCCATCGGCCACCGCACCGTGGACGGGCGCGAGAGCGAGTACAACGCGGCACTCAGCCTGCCGGACGGCCATGTGCCGCTCGAACTGTTCGCACCGCCGGAGACGGAGATCCGGCAGACCACCGACACCGACACGACCGTCCAGCCGCGGACGTGGGTTGATCGCCTGTTCGCCAACACCGCCGCCAGTGCCCTGGGCCTGACGATGGAGTCCGTGGGCGCAGGCGTGTCCAGCCATCCGATCACCAAGACTGGCGGGACGTCCGTCCAGCGAGGGCGAGAGGAAGTAGTCGACGCGTCCTCGTGGACCGTGGGCGTGGAGGAGATCCGTCCGACTCGGCAGTCCGTCGGCTATGAGTTCTCAATCGAGGACTCTGCCAGGCTTCCGGGCCTGGAGGCCGCACTGCGGCGCGACATGTCGATGGCACTGAGCGAGAAGCTGGATCGCACGATCTTCGTCGGCGACGACGGCGCGAACGAGAACAGCGCGGACGTGCCCGCGATCACCGCCACCGCAGGCATCGCGGCGCAGACGATCACGCAGGACGCCAAGGTCAAGGGACCGGAGACGCTGGCGGCCTTCACGGGCTTGCTGGATGGATTCCACGCAGAGAGCCTCGGCGATCTGAACGTGGTGGCCTTCGTCGGAGCGAACCAACTCTGGTGCAGCACGAACATCGCAGGCGCTTCGGCGCAGCCGGTGACCATGAAGAAGTGGCTCAGCGACGCAGGCCTCGAGTGGCGCACTCGCGGCGGCATCGAGGCGGCGACGGGCGCTGGCAAACTGGCAGCGATGATCGGCTTGGGCCGCGGACTGCCCGGAGCTGGCGTGGTGGCGACCTGGTCAGGTGCGCAATTAATCCATGATCCCTACAGCGGCGCTCGCAAGGGGCAGGTGCAACTCACCTTGCACAGCTTGTGGAACTACCGGATCGTCCGACCGACCAACTTCGCGAAGGTCGACTTCGTGGCGTAAGATGGCTGGCCTGCTTATCAGCGGGCCTGCTGGCGGCGGCAAGTCGCAGGAGGTCCGGAAGATCCTCGAAGCCCACGCATCCGGTGAGGGCATCATTGTCGTGGATTTTCAGTCGATCTACGCCGCGATCTCCGGCGACCGCCGCGACCCGGAGACGGGCAGGTTCCCCCACCGGAATCCTGCCCTTCTCCCCCTGGCCGAGTACTTGAGGCGGGCTGCGATCACGCAGGCCGTACGCAACGAGCAGCCGGTCATCGTCACGAATGCCGATGGCAATCCGGAGCGCAGGGCCGCGCTGCTCGCACACATCATCACGGGCGATCCGACGCCGATCAATCCGAGCGTCCTCGATGAGGTGATCATCGACGAGGCCAACTTCACTGTCACCTTCGCAGCGGGCGAGGTGGTGGTGGATCCTGGCGAGCGCACTGTTCACAGGCGTCTATCGATCGGCGGCGTCCTGGAACCGGAGTGCGAGGGTGCGGCCAATCGCTGGTACAAGCGCACCGGAGGTCGCTCCGGATCGCTTACCAAGACCAAGACGCTGCCGGCAGGCGCGCTAGGGCCGTCCGCTGCGCTGCAGGCGCAGAACGCGGCCAAGTTCGCCGCGATGGTGGCAGAGATCGAGCGGAAGAGAGGTTTGAAATGAAGGATGAAATCCGGTGCAAGATGGAGATCCGCGAGGACGAATCGCGGCAGTCTCCCGGAAGGCTGTACGGCGAGGTGATCACGGAGGGCGAGCGGTCGTCCGACCGTGCGGAGGTGTTCGAGCGCGGAGCACTTAAGTGGGATGGCGGGATCATCCTCAATCGCCAGCACAAGCGCGACTCGCCGATCATGCGCGTCACGCCCGAGAGGCGAGGCAGCAAGATCGTCATCGACCAGCCGCTGCCCAACACGCAGGCCGGCAGGGACGCTGCGGAGGAGATCCGCTCCGGCCTGTTCAAGGGTCTCAGCGTGGAGTTCCGCGCTGTGAAGCAGGCTTACGAGTCAGGCGTCCGCATGATCCGCGAGGCCGTGCTCGGCGGAGTCGGCTTGGTGGACAATCCGTCCTACACCAGCACCGTCGAGGTGCGCGAGAAGGCCGAGGCGGACGAGTACATGCGGAAGGCGCTCTCATGGCTGTAACAGTCGCGCAGTTGGCCAACGCGCTCCGTGTTGGCAGCACCGATCAAGAGACGCAGGAGCTTACGCGCCTAGGCACCTTGGCCGCTGCGCTGGTCGAGGAGCGGGCACCTAGCGCTCCGGACACGATCAAGGACGAGGCGGTCATCCGGATCGCAGCGTTCCTGTTCGACAGGCCGAACTACACGGAGACGGCGGCTTCGTTGATGCGCTCCAGCACCGCGGGAGAGCTGCTGGCCAAGTGGACGCCCATCGGCGTCAGGAACGTGGATGGCGCAACGGCGGCGCAGCTAGTCCCGTCAGGCACCGGCGAGCCTGGTGTCGACGCAGTCGCCAGGGCCGCGGCAGAGGCGGCGCAGGCGCTCGCAAGCGCCAACGCTGCGAAGCTGATGCCCGTAACCAACAGCGAGGCGGACGCCGCGACAGCGACCACGATCCGAGGCTGGACGGCTGCCGCAGTTCGGCGAGTGGTGGAAGCCATCGTGCCGAGCTGGGCGAGGCAGCCTGACGCACCGACCGGCGGCACAGCGCTGCCCGCACACGAGCAGTCGGACGAGCAGGGCCTGTTCAGCCGAGCGGGCAGCCTGTTCTGGAAGGCCGTTAACGAGGTGCCGGACACTCCGGGCGATTCGACCGGCGTGGGGCACGCGCTGACAGTTACGGGCGAGAACGACCGCGACTACGCATGGAGGGCCCAGCACGACGCGGTAGCGCGAGCGGACGCAGCCTCCGCGGCAACGGTCGCCAGCAGCAACCGAACGTCACTGGCCGCGCTCGAAGACGTGCTGCCCGATCCGCCGATCCCTGCGGCAGGTGACGAGGAGCAGTCCTACTCTCTGACGCTGCCCGCGAGGACGGCTGCCAGCACCCGGGCGAGGTGGGAAGCCGGAGGGGCGACACGCAACGACCGTGTCGCGCGGGAGCGCATCGCGGACGAGATCACCGACCGAGAGGCAGCGGACGCCGCCATCGCCGCTCGCCTCATGCAGGAGGTAACCGACCGCACCGACGGCGACACCGCACTCGGTACGCGGATCGACGGCGAGGCCACCGCTCGAACTACTGCAGACACGGCGCTGGGCGCTCGCATCGACGCGCTGGCCGGCTACGCTGCCCCGGTGTTCGATCCGGACTACTGGGTCAAGACGGGCGATGCGCGTTCGATCCTGGTGCATCTCGACCCGCGAGCGGACGCCATCACAGGGCTGGCCAAGGTGCGGCTAAACATCCAGGGGATCAACAAGGTTGTGGCGAGGACCGCCAACCAGGACGTGTACGCGTTCGCGATCACGGCGACCGACGCAGGCAACATCACACGGGCGGCAGGCAACGCCGGCAGCGACACCGTCCAAGCGGACATCACGCTGCTCGACTCCGGCGACAACAAACTGCACGAGTGGCGCGGCCTGCTGCGAGTGCTGGATACCGCTCCAGTCGTCGGAGGCGGCGGCGGCGCTACGCGGCTGACAGGCACGTTCGCGGACATGGCTGCGGGGAATAGCCTGGCCAGCTTCGCGCGGACCGGCAACACGGACTGGCGCAACTACGACATCATCCGCTTCTACGCATTCGAGCAGAAGGACTCAACGGCGTGGCGTATGCACGAATCGGCGTTCGAGTTCTTCGTCGAGGACATCCAAGCAAGGCCCCAAGCCGAGCAGCGCAGCGGCGTATTCAGGCGCACGAACGAGACATCGATCTCCGCGCAGCAGTTCAGCGAAGTCGCGCCTGGCGACTATCTTGCCGTCGGGCATTTCAGAGGAGAGCTGCTGATCGCAGGCGCGGGCATGTTGAGCATTCGCGCCTACGGAGTGAACCTGTAATGCCTGGACGTAGCGCATCACCAGTCCTCGACAGGCCGATCACCGCGGTCGCATCGATGGCGAGCACAGAGGCCGCTGCCGTCACCAAGGACTCCTACGCCATGGGAGGAGTGCCCTTCGGGCCGGTGCTCGACAGGCAGTGGGCGTTCGAGCCTGAGACCGCATTCGATGGCGGAGAGACGACGTCCGCGCAACTGCTGGCAGCGACGGCGATCGCGATAGGCGGGACCGACCCTGCGGGCGACCTTGGGACGAGCCTGGTCATTCAAGGCCCTACAGACGAGCAGTTCATCACCTACGCGATCACGGCAGTCCGACGCCGGACGCTGATCAACATGATCGAGTTGACTGTGGAAGGCGGCACGCTGTCCGGAGATCCGTGGACGCTGGCAGGCGGCAGGCGGTCGGAGAGCGGTCGCATCATCCTCGGCGATGGCATCTCGGCCGAGTTCAAGTTCCCGCTGGCCGCCGCATCAACGACCGTCACCACGTCGGTGCAGCGCACGCTATGGGCGCGGATCCTGGAGTTGGAGGGCGTCAGCCTCGGCTTGGTGGGCCTGCCTAGCGACACCACCGAGGAGGTCCGCGAGCGGGCCGACATCACGATTCGCTACCAGTCCGACCTAGACCGGATCACGTCCATCATCGACGACCTAGGCCGGACGTGGGACGCGGTGTCGACGCGCTTCATCATGAGCAGGCGATTCTCCACCGTGACGTGCGAGCGCGTCCTGGAGCAACTCGATGGCTAACGACACCTTCAAGGGACCGCTGTTCGACGATGCGAACGTCGGCAAGGATATCGAGAGGGCCTTTCTGCGGCGCATGTACGCGGCGGTCGACGGACCCATCCGTGAGCGACTGAAGGCGCACGTACCGCGCAGGACAGGCCGCCTGCGGCGATCCTTCGTAGCGTCCCGCGGTAAGGGCCAAGTGGCGCTCGGCTTCAGGGGAGCGCCGTACTACCGGTACCAGCGAAGGGCGCTGGCGACTCTCCGTCGTCTGTGGCAGGGCGAGATGCGAAGGAACGCACCGGCGGCCTACGCCGAAGCGGTGCAGGAGGTAATTCCAAATGATTGATCGAGCGCTGAGACGACTCGGCTACGAGAAGCGGCAGAGCGAATACAGCGATGCCATCACGCAGCAGATCCTGTCAGCCGCCACAGGCGGCGCTGCAGAGGTCGGCTCGACCGCGGCGCTCGAAGCCTGCGCAGGGCTGGTCGGCAGGGGCTTCGCGTCCGCCAAGGCCAAGGGAGCGCGAGCAGAGGCGGTGACGCCCAACTGCTTGATGATGGCTGGCCGACAGCTTGTCCGCAGGGGCGAGGCGGCCTTCAGGATCATGGCAGGGCCGATGGGTGCGATGCTCCTGCCAGTGAGCAGGTGGTACGTCCAGGGCGGACCGGATCCGCGCTCGTGGGTTTACGAGCTGACGATGGCCGGACCGACCGAGGTGGTCACCTATCCGAACGTGCCCGCGGCGGACGTGATCCACGTGCGCATCAACGTCGATCCGGAGCGTCCCTGGCAGGGACGGTCGCCGGCGACCACGGCCAGCCTCGCTGCGGATCTGGCAGCCGAGAGTGCGGGAGCGCTGGTGGACGAGGCCAAGGGACCGCGAGGCAGTTTCCTGCCGCGTCCGCAGGGCGACGACACCAAGCTGGCGGGCCAGATCAAAGGTGCGAAAGGAGCGATGCTGCTCACCGAGAGCATGCAGGCGTCTTACGGCGCTGGGCTGCCGCCGCCGAAGGGCGACTACGAGCAGCGCAGGTTCGGCTTCGATGCACCCGACGCGCTGGTCCGGACGCTGGAGATGGCGTCCGACGGCTTGATGGCAGCGGTCGGCATCTCGGCGGCGATCTTCAGGGCCAAGGACGCGGCCTCGGCGGTGTCGTCTTACAGGCACTTCGCGCACTCGGTGCTAGGCCCGCTAGGCAGGCTGGTGCAGTTGGAGCTGCGCGAGAAGCTGGAGAGTCCGGATCTTGAACTGGACTTCGCCGACCTGCGAGCAGCGGACGTGACAAGCCGAGCCAATGCCTTCCGCAGGCTGGTCGAGAGCGGCATCGAGACGGAGCGAGCGCTGGCCATGTCCGGCCTGCTCGGGACGGATGGCTAGGCGGCCTGAACCTGAATGGCTGCGCTCCCTTCGCGAGGAGGGCGCGCTGGATCGCATCACGGTCGTCGAGCAGGTGTCGCCGAGGCCGAAGCCTCGCCGCGCTCCGAGGCCCATGACGGTGGTCGAGGCGCACCTGTGGACCCGAGAGCAATACCACGCATTTCAGAGAAGTGCGCGAACCGCGCTGGCAGTGCCGAAGCAGGGCTACCCCAAATGGCAGCCGACCGGACGGCCCATGCGCGAGAGGCTGGCATACACGGGACCGCGAGACCGAGGGTGGGTGGAGCGAGCGACGGCAGGCTTCAAGGCGACCATCCGACGCAACGGCGGCAAGCGGCCGCTCACGCCGGAACAGCGCGAGAGGCGCAGCCGAGCGGTGGCGGCGTCCTGGCTTCCGGGCGGCAAGCGCTACGAGGCGCAGCAGCGCAGGCGGGCTAGCAGGACTGCAACTGCGCGAACACAATGAGCGCTGTGATGCCGAGGATCGGTAGTACGACCCAGACCAGCAGGGTGAGGCCGCAGCCGGCTTTGATCAGCGCTGTAGGGACATCGTCGGGCATGGCAAAGAGTTTAGAACAAAGCGCTTGACTCTCTAAGCGTTTTGTTATACACTTATAGGTAGGAGGTGACCTAAATGGCACGACCATTCAAGGACACGCAGGGAGGTGCGCGTAAACACGTGGTTGTAGCGCGGCTCTCCGACCTAGATGTTGGCAGGCTGGAGATCATCCGCTCCAAGTTGCCAAGGTCTAACAGGCAGGTGCCGCCGTCGAAGGCGGACGTGATCGCCTACGCGTTGAAGATCGCGGACCGCGAGTTGATGTACGGACGAGGTGAGTGAAACATGCTATCGTTCGCATGTTTCAGAGGGTGGACCGGAGGGCGCGGCAAACGCCCTTCCGGTCCGTGGATCGCGCGGTTGTGGAGGCCGCGATCAAATGGATTATACCGCATACGACAAGCGAGTACGTAAGGCTCGCAAGAAGCTGGCCGACCAGACGCACCCACTCAGCGCAGAGGGCCGCAAGGCGTCTTGGTGCGCCAGTCGCGAGGCGGACATGCGCCGCACCGCGGACGAACTGCGAAACGCACCCTTGGAATCGCTCCTCCAGGACTGGTCGCACAAGGATCTCGAGGCGCTCCGGTCGAAGGGCCAGTTTACGAACTTCAGGCCGCCGGTGGTGCTGCACAATGGCCGTTCGCTGGCAGCCTACGGATCGGCCGAGGTGGCCAAGATCCTGAAGGAGAAATTCGGCGGAAAGCCGACTCGCCAACTTAAAAATGGGATTCCAGCGCTCGAAGGCGGCTGGTCGACCATCGTCAAGGGCGAGGATGCCTGCAAGCGGGCTATTGCGGAACTGGAGAAGCGCGATCACCCGCCTACGTGCATTCACCTAGACGACTGGAAGCCGGAGGTGGCCAAGCCCAAGAAGACTGAGAAGCAGCCCGCCACCAAGTGGGGCAGCCGCGGTGACCGGTTCGAGTGGGCCGCGCAGCAGGATGTCGATACGCCGTCCGAGCGCGCCGTGCTGAAGGAGATCGCAGTCGGCGTGGACACGACCAAGGGCTGGTGCTCGTACTCGCAGGAGCGGATCGCGAAGCGCACCATGTTCCGCAGGGAGACGGTGTCGAGAGCACTCGCAGCACTCGAACGCAAGCGACTGATAAGAGTGCTGCGCAGGCCGAGGCCCGAGACTAACCGACTGATCCCTTCGATGCACTTAAGTGCGGTCGAGGCTGTGTGACATGAGATCACGTAGCTTTAGGTGCTGTGTGACATGAGATCACACAGGAATGCCGAGGCTGTGTGACATGAGATCACACCATTCAGGGTAGAAGAGAAGTTCAAAAGAAGAAGAAGCTTCTCTTGCACTTAGGTGCGTTTAATCGAGGTGCATATCCTTCAGCCTGATCGGACGTGATTCAGCCGCTTAAATAAACCTTCGATATACATAACCAACTAGCAAGATTGTCCGAGCACGACCCGCTATGGTTCGAGCATGGCCAGGACGCTAGGCGATATCGTCGACCCGAAGACGCTGGGCGACATCCACGATTTTGACCAGGCTGCGCAGGACGCAGAGCTTGCGTTAATCGAAGCCCAGAAGAAGGTCGATGCGCTTCGAGACAAGGTGTTGGCCAGGGATCTGTGCGACTCGCACTTAGAACTGTTGGCTGCGTTAGAAGCACTGCCCGAAGAGGAGCGGACGAGAGGCTGGCAGGCAAGACTGACGAGAGCGTTCGACTTCACGCCAGGCTTCGTGTCACGCACGATCAGACTGTTGCGAGCGCGAGGGTTCGTAACGATCTTCGAGAACGGAAGCTACGAGGTGCATCCGCAGCCCGAAGAAGAAAGGGGCACCCTATCGTTTTCGAAACCGACCTCCGCTAACGGACGCAGACCCGCTCCCACATGCCGTCCGGAGGTGCAGTCCTAAATGCACCTTCTCGGATTCCAGAAGCGCTTCATCAAGAGTGCAACTGCACCCGGCATTCGAGTGGCGGCGCTGTCGCTGCCGCGCGGAAACGGGAAGTCCACGCTGGCGGCCCACCTTGCCAAGCGAGCGCTGACGCCAGGCGACACGCTGTTCGAGCCGGGCACCGAGTCGCACGTGGTCGCGGCCAGCCTGCACCAAGGACGGCGGACGATCTTCCGGCAGTTGCTGACCATGCTCCCGGAGGGCGACGAGTACAAGTACGCCGATAGCCAGAATCAGGCTTACATCGAGCACAAGCCGACTCGGACGCGCCTCTCGGTGCTGCCCGCCAATCCGAAAACCGGGCAGGGCCTGGTCGGCTGCCCGCTGGTGCTCGCGGACGAGCCCGGCGCTTGGCAGACCAATCAAGGCGAGGATCTCTACGACGCGCTCGAGACCGCGATCGGCAAGCCCGGGAGTTCGATGCGCGTCATCTTCACAGGGACGCTAGCGCCATCCACCGAAGGGTGGTGGCACGACCTGGTGAACGACGGATCCTTCGGATCGCAGCACGTGACGCACCTGCAGGGCGACCGACGCAAGTGGTCGAACTTGAACGAGGTGCGGCGCGTCAATCCCTTGATGTACGCATTCCCGGAATCACGTCAGG